ATGGCAAAGGAGATGAAAAGTAAGATTGGCAAATCAAAGAAAGAACCTGTAAGGCTCAGGGAGAGAGTTTTAAAGGATGGCAGCATCAGTCTGTATCTTGACATATACAGGGATGGTAAGAGGGAATATGAGTTTCTAAAACTTTACCTGGTAAAAGCCACCACCCCTATTGAGAAAGAGCAGAACAGGCAAACGCTGGCAACTGCCCAGGCGATCAAAGCAAAAAGGCAGATAGAGATCCAGAACGGTGAATATGGCTTTACTAAGCAATTCAAAATTGACACTCCTTTCCTCTCCTACTACAGAAAGATGTGTGAGGAGCGACATGGTAGCCAGGACAGCAACGGCAACTGGGGCAACTGGCACAGCTGCTTAAAACACCTGGAAAGATATTGTGACGAAAAAACAACATTTAAGGATATTGATGCCGACTGGATCGAGGGCTTTAAAGATTACCTGGAGAATGTAGAAAAGGATGCCTACAAAAGATCAAGAGCTAAAGGATCTGTGACTTTTACCCCACTATCCCAAAATTCAAAAGTATCATATTTCAATAAGCTCAGAGCTTGCATTAATCAGGCTTTTGAGGATCGGATCATACCAACCAACCCCATGAGAGGTGTTGAGGGATTCAAGCAAGAGGAAACGGAAAGAGCATACCTAACCCTGGAGGAGGTGAAGAAACTGGCAGCAACTCCATGCAAGTACCAATACTTGAAAGATGCCTTTCTTTTCTCATGCCTGACAGGATTACGAAAGAGTGACATTGAAAGGCTAACCTGGGGAGAGGTACAAACTTTTGGAGAGTTTACCAGAATAGTATTCAAGCAAAAGAAAACCAAAGGCCAGGAGTACCTGGATATATCACACCAGGCAGAGCAGTACATGGGACAGAGAGGCAATGACAATGATAAAGTATTCCCTGATTTCAAGTATAGTGCCTGGACGCTGCTGGAGTTGCGTAGATGGGTGCTGGCTGCTGGGATCACAAAGGATATAACTTTCCATGCTGGCAGACATACCTTTGCTGTCGTTATGCTGGATCTGGGTGCTGACATATTCACAGTATCAAAGCTGTTAGGCCACAGGGAGATTGCTACAACCCAGATCTATGCAAAGATCCTGGATAAGAACAAACAAAAGGCTGTGAGCCTTATTCCTGACATAACAATTAACGAGTAACAAAAAGTAACAACTATGGGAAAGATCAGAAAGTACATTTGCCAGGATTGCGGAAACTCCTGGGAAAGGATGGAGGGAATTGGTATGCTTTCTATCATCTATCACTGTGATAAGTGTGGAGATCAGAAAATGGTTGAGGCTACCAGTGATTATAAGGAGGAACTGGGCAACTGTCAGTGTGGAGGCACATACAAGCTGGAAACAATGGCTGCAAAATGCCCTGAATGCAACAGTATGAACACATCCCCAGAGGATGATGTTGTAGCACTGTGGGACTAACAACAATAATACCAGTCAATATGATAGGAGCAATAATAGGTGACGTGATCGGATCACGCTTTGAGTTCAACAATACCAGGGATTACAATTTCAACCTCTGGGATGATTCCTGTAGCTATACGGATGATACGATCTGTACATTGGCTATAGCAGATGCAATACTGACTGGAGAGTGTTATAAAAGCAAGCTCCTGAAATGGTGTGGTACCTATCCCCATCCTATGGGTGCTTATGGTGGAAGATTTGCCCAGTGGATTAACTCTGAGGATCCTCAGCCATATAACAGCTTTGGCAATGGATCAGCTATGAGGGTGAGCCCTGTAGCCTGGGCGTTTGATGAGCTGGAGATTGTGAAAGAGGAGGCAGAAAAGACAGCGTTATGCACTCACAACCATCCTGAGGGTATCAAGGGAGCTGTGGCTGTGGCTCATGCTATCTGGTGGTTTCGTATGGGATGGGGTAAGAGCCTCAGGGAATGGTGTGATACCATGCAACAGTATTACCCAGGCTTTGAGAGCCAGCATTTTGAGCAAGGTAGGTTTGATGAGACGTGCCAGGGTACTGTACCTCTGTGCCTCCAGATCATCTACCAGGCTACAGACTTTGAGGATGCTATCAGACGTGCTATTTCCTTTGGTGGTGACAGTGATACCATTGGTGCCATTGTAGGATCAATAGCAGAGGCACGTTTTGGCATCCCTCAGGAGTTTATTGATAAGGTTTACACGTACCTGGATCTTCGGATGGTTGATCAGCTCAGGATCTGGCACACATTTCTGAGCAAAAATGATATAAAGATCTTCTGTAGATACTACGGAAAGAAAGACGTTAAGAATGATCCTGAGACTGAAACCCTAATAAAGATCGAAAAGTTCTGGGTGGATGAAACAGAGGCACTGACAGAGGATAAAGATACGCTTGGAGGTATGATCCAGGAATACACCAATGCTGGGCTGAATGAATTTGAACAGTATGACAAAGTACCTATTTCGTTGAAAGCTGTGCTTTTCAGCAGGTATTGTAAGTACAATGAAAGGATCGATGTAGAGGGCTTTAAGAGCTATTACAAGAATGTATATATAATGGGGGTATTCTCAGGGATCACTGAGGATTATTCAAACTACACCTGGTATAAGGGAGAGAAAGAAAACCCCTACCAGGGAGATCAGGAGAGGCCTCTGGCAGCTCAATTCTGGGAGTATGAGAGAGAGTTTCACTTGAACTACCTGGATCGTGCTGATACAAGCCTGAGCCTGGCAGACGCTTACAAACTGTGGAAAGCTGAGCTGATCCATCAGCATCTACCTGGTAAATCACCAAATCCGTATGGTGATCCGACAGACTGGGAAAAGACTTTTGAAACTGGCAGAAAGTTCTAAGAGAATGGAGAAAAGGGAGATTATAGCACGACTTGATAAGATGTACAGGGCACTGTCTATGCTCAGGTACAATACCTATATGCCTGAGGATGCTGAGGCTCCTGGCATCTATGATGATTTGTGCCTGGTAGGTAAATGGGCTGCTGACATCAAAAAAGCCTGGGAGGAAACACACCCAGATTATTTACCTGGTGAACTTGAAAGGTTTGTGGATATGGATGGATCACACAGGGGATCTGCCATACCTACCCTTTTGACTGTTGCAAGCAAAGCTCTCAGGAGTAACGATCTACCAGATGAGATAATAAACTCCCTGGCAAACTTTATCACTGTTACTAACAACCTGAAAGATGATGTAGTAAAATACCTGACAGATCACCAGGGAAAGCTGTTTGGTGTTCCAAAAGAACTGCAAAACGAAGATACACTGAGGCTGCTTGATCGTTGCACCCAGAACAATCTCCTGGATGATCATTACCAGCCGACTGAGGAGATCAAACCTTTCCAGCTTAAACTCATAGCCTATGCTATTAGCACCACAATAAGCAAGAAACCATCCTGGAGTACATTTGAAAAGCTCTGGAGCCTGGGATATAGCCTCAAAGGAATAAATGTGCCAGTCACAAAGTCTGGAGAGATAGACAAAGTGCTGAGGCTTTTTCCTGGCACCAGCATTCCCACTAAACAGCAGAAAGATCTGGTATTCATTTGTGGCAGATCCGACAGAGATCTACAGCAGATCTTTATACACCTACAGGAAAGTGGATATATAAGCAATATGGCTACTGAGCGTGATTGGCTGGTTATATGTGGCAAAGCAGATCTTGACAATGAGATAAAGCCTATTCCCTGGATAGCAGAACTAAGGCACCTGGTTATCCTGGTTAATAAGCTCTTTGCCAGTTGCAATAATGAAAAGATCTGGGTAAAGACCATTAGCTGTTTTGAGGTCAATGGCAGAACACCCAATATCGGATCACTCAAAGCAGCAAATACCTGGCTGAGCAAAAATGGCAGTTATGATCCCAATTTAGAAACAATAATAGATAACAGTTATGACAACAAAGGAGTTTATTGAGGGTATTGCAAATGGTACATTCTCAAAGAATGATATTATTACGCTGTCTGAGACATTCCCAGATAAGAAAGATCTGGCCTGGGATCTTTGGATGGCTGATAAGGAGTGCCTGGAATCAACAGGTAAGCCTCAAATATCAGATGAGGCTCAGATCTGTAGGATTAGCAGAGCAATAGATATTATCTGTAATGAATACCAGGTAAACATCTTTTCCGACAATGACAGTCACACGGTACCAGCACCCATTAAGATACCTGAGAAGATGGACACAGATCTTTTCAGGGCATTTCTAAATGTTGCAATTCAGAAAGGTATCATTGAGAAGAATAATGGCACCATTAAATTCAAAAAAGGAAATGCTTTGCTGGCTTATGCCTGTGGAGTTATATTTTGCGGTGATCATATTGAAACGGACAAAATAACAAAGGAGTTTGTTATAAAGAGAGGATATAATGGGGATTTCCCTGAGAAACAGCTAAAGGAGTTCTTTGGTATCGACAGGCTTTCACAAAGCAGGAGCCAAATCATTGGGAAACTACCACGTGGATATAGGGAAATAGAAGATTTACTGAGTAAATCAGAGGATCTGGTAAACAGAGCTTAATATCCACAAACATCAATAATATAATCAATAAAGTGGGCAATAAATATCAATAAGTGCCCACTTTCTTTATATCTATCTTTGCAAGCGAAACCGATGGAGAGTGCCAGGATCCAGCCTCAACATCATAAAACTTGTAAAGATGGAAGAAAAGATCATTGAACAATTAAACAGAATTGAGCGCAACAGTCTGCTGGCAGCTAAGAACGTGCTAACAGTTGAAGATGTTGCACTCCTTACAGGTATGTCTAAATCCTGGATATACCAGCTAACGAGCTCCCATCAGATTCCCTATCACAAGCCAAATAATAGGCTGATCTATTTTGATCGTAAAGAAATAGAGGAATGGATGCTACAAAATCGTATCGGAACCACCAAAGAGGCTGAAATGGCTGCAAATAGCTATATAGCTGGTACCACAGGATCCAACGGACGTAGGAAAGGAGGTCGAAAATGAGGATCAAGGACTACTATAGGCTGAGGATCCTACCAGAGAATGAGGGTAAACGGACTGTCAGATATGACACTGTAGCCTCAACTGGTAGCTACCAGCTCTTTGAGGATATGGCAGCGAAAAGCAAGGTAAACCGCTTTTTCTGCTATTACAATGGTGTGCCTGATACTTTTTCTGATCGTGCCAGACAAAAGGCAGAGAGGGCTATCACTAAATCGAATTGCAATATAAGCAGCGTGTTTATTCCGAATCAGAGTAAACCACACCTGGGATATGGTGATGTAAAAGGCACTCTGGACGCTCTCCTGGTCATTTTCAGCGCAGATTACCACACGATGGAGTTATTTATCATCCGAGGTGAGAAATTCAACCAGAGGGCTTTATATGGCCTCATGGCTACTGGGCAGTTTAATCAGGAGATCCAGTATCTTAGGAACCAGGCACAAACCATAGGAGGTTAATAGGATGGAAAGCAAAGGTATCATTATCCACAGTGACATCAAGGATCAACTCGAATTGTTATCTGATGAGGAGGCTGGGCAACTTTTCAAAGCCATCATTGCCTATGCCGAAAGTGGTACTGTCTTTTCTTCTGAAAACAGAGTGCTAAGCATGATATTTCTCTTTATCAAAGCCCAGATTGATCGGGATGTAGATAAATACAAAGAGAAATGTAGGAAAAACAGGGAGGTTGGCAAATTGGGTGGCAGGCCAAGAAAGGATAAAACGGTTATACAAAAAACCGAACGGTTTCAAGAAAAACCAAACGGTTTATTTGAAAACCAAACGGTTTCTGAAAAACCCAATCCTAATCCTATACCTAATCCTAATCCTATACCTAATCCTATACCTAATGAGGATAAAGGCAAAGCTAAACGCTTTGTCAAACCCTCTCTCCAGGAAATAACAGATTATGTTAAGGAAAAGGGGCTTAGTGTTGATCCAGAACAATTCTATGATTACTATGAATCAAAAGGCTGGCTGGTTGGAAGATCTGCTATGAAAGATTGGAAAGCAGCTCTTAGGAACTGGGGACGCAAAGACTTTCAAACAAGGCAAACATCCCCAATTACAGATAATAAGACAGAATCGACTACAAGGGACTACAGCGAAAGGTTAGTTTCAGACAGGGACTACAGCGAAAGGTTTTAATAGTACAAACAAATAAAAAACAAAAAATTATGAGCACAGAAGAAATTATCAAGAAACAAAGGAGAGTTAGTGAGATTGAGCAAGCCATACAGCTGAATATTGCATCAGATGAAATGCTTGAGGAGCTCAGCAAACTCAAAAAGGAAATTGCTGATGCACGTCAGAAAAGCATTGATGAGCATTCAGAGGAGTTGCTAAAGAAATGGGGCATAGCTGCTGATGCTCCTGTAGGTACAAAGTGTGAGAACTTTTAAACTCAATAGCATGGAAAAGGTTTTTGTCTATGAGGATGTACAAAGCATCCGACAATCAATTAAATGGTGTGAGACTGTTGCCACTCACCTACAGGAACTGGCTGATGATCTTACGAAAACAGACATTGTGCCAACCATAGAAAAGCTGGAAAGCCTTTATAACAGAAGCAATCTCTGGGACTTGATCAATGAGAGTTGTGAGAACCAGAGAATATCCATGATACCTAAGAGGTTGCAAAACACCTTGCGTAAAGACATGGCTAATGAGTTGGATAAGATCAAGGAAAAGGCTGCAAATCTGCTCCACTCTGACGTAAATCCCATTGAATGGGAGTTTTACCTGGTAAACAATGGCAAAGTGGAAATCATTGTAGGTTACAAGCAGATCTTAACCGACAGGTACAGAATCTATATTGATACAGATACCAGATCTGCTGTGTATGAAAAATGGTTGGCAATGGAGAAAGCCATCAAGGAGTTTAACCAGGCTGTAAAAGAGGCTCCAAAGGTTAGTACTTTCTACGATAGTTTGGTGAAAGCCAATCATCCATCAGCAGATGTGTATAACCCTCAATATATTATGGGGCTTGCTGTACCTGATCGCTTTTCACTTGCGAGACTGGATCCTGATGGATCAGTAGTGCTGAAAGGAAAGAATTTTGAGTATATCAAGTAACATCCTCACAAAACAGCATGGGTATGGTTGCTCCTGGTAACAATCAGGAACTACCTACCCTCTTTTTGAAAACGGCATAAAAACGGCATAAAATGAGCAAAGGAAAAAGAGGATTCCAAAGGGGTAACAGTTGTGGGATCAATACCAGATTCTCCATTGAAAACCAACCCAAAAGGAGAGGCAGAAAACCCTCTCTATACAAGCGTATCAATTTACCTGGTGAAGAATTGAGCAAAGAAGATTATACCCACCTTATGAGATCGCTCCTGGAGTGCCCTATATGGCAACTGAAAAAGATCCAGGAGGATTGCCGAAAGCCTGGCAGCAAGATCCCATCATGGGTAAACAGTCTGATAGCTGCAATTTTCACAGACATAAGGAGGGGTAGAATTGATAGCTTACGCTGGATCCTGGATAGATCCTTTGGAAAGCCCAGTCAGGCCAAAGCAGGAACAACGGTAAACCTGGTACAAAACAACGTGCAAATACTCAATTTTTCAGCACTTACTGATACAGAATTGGTACTTTTCCACTCGTTAGTACTCAAAATGGATGGGAAACAACCTCAAACAGAGTTGGTAACAGCAGACAAAACAGAGCCTGGTTAGTTGCTCACTTTCTACCCCAGAATGTGAAAGCCACTCAAACTTTATCGGTTTTCACAAGGCTATTGAGGCCTATAAGATCTAAAAGTAACAACAGAACAACAAAATCTATCATTTATGGATGAAGTCACTTTAAAAATAGCTAAGGACTGTGAGGAGATTGAGCACTTTAAACAGGTGATCCTCAAAGCAACAAAAGATGATGTTTACCACATAGACAATCCAAAGGGACAGATATACACACTTTCTATGATGGTGAATGAACTAATACGAGATAATGAAAACGGTAAAAACAATGAGCTCATAGGTTTCTACTCCAATATAGCCAGATCCCTGAAAAAGCTCATAGAATTACAATCTAAAGAATAGTTGATATGGAGAATATAGGTGGAGCTTTGGCTTTTCAAGCCACATTAGATATAGACGATTTCAATGTGTCTGCTGACGCTATGGAGCGACACATCAGACAGGTATCTACCACAACACAGATTGAGGCTGATGCTATGGAGCAAAGTTTGTTAGACTTTGCCCAAAAAGGTGCCATGTATATTCAGGCCTATTTGATAGGCCAGGGAATGACAGGCTTAATGAATAGCATCGTTCAAGTTAGGGGACAGTTCCAGCAGCTTGAAATTGCCTTTGGTACCATGTTAGGCAGTGAGCAAAAGGCAAAGGCTCTGATGGATCAGATGATCGACACAGCTGCCCACACGCCTTTTGACCTGATGGGTGTTGCCTCAGGTGCAAAACAACTGCTTGCTTATGGTGAGGCTGCTGATCGTGTCAATGACACCCTGGTAAGGCTGGGTAATATTGCCTCAGGTCTCTCTATTCCACTCAATGATATTGTATATCTCTATGGTACCACAATGGTACAGGGTAGGCTCTATGCCCAGGATGTAAGGCAGTTTACAGGCCGTGGTATTCCTCTGGTAAGAGAGCTTGCTAAGATGTATGGTGTCACAGCTGAGGAGATCAATAACATGGTTTCCGCTGGTAAGATCGGTTTCTCAGACGTGGAAAAGGTGCTTAACAGCATGACAGATGCAGGAGGCCAGTTCTACAACCTTATGGAGAAACAATCAGCATCACTAACAGGTATGATCTCCAACCTGGAGGATTCCTGGGATAGTATGCTGAATGACATAGGTACAGCAAACCAGGATGTATTTGCTGGTGCCATCAGTAGTGCTACCTACCTGGTTGAGCACTACCAGGATATTCTTGACATTCTGAAAGCCATCACCATTGCTTACGGATCATACAAGGCTGCTATTGTACTCAATACCCTTGCAACCAAAGGCTATACTGGTGTTGCACTAATCGATAACACAGTACGACAGGCAAAGATCGCCTTGATGAAAGCTGAGGCTGTTGCCACAGGACAGGTAGCTGCCCAGACTAAGCTCATGCAAGCTGCCCAGGAATCTCACATAGCATCCCTGGAAAAGGAGCTTACTGCTGAGGAGCTGGCAAACGTACAGAAAAACCTGAGGATAGCAACCATCCAGAGCCTACTCACAGCACAGCAAAAGGAGTACCTTTCTAACCTGGGACTTACAGCAAGCTCTGAGGGCTATGAGGCTGCTGCTATGGGTGTGCTGTCAGTAGAACAGCAACAGGCGGTAAAGAAACTGGATCTCACATCAAAGAGTGCTATTTATCGTGCTGCTTTGGAGCAGGAGGTACTGGCTAAGAGAGCAACCACCACCGCTACACTTGATTCCATGAGGGCTGAGGTGTCTGCTGCTGCCAGAAAGGTTGAATCCACTAAGGCTGCTGCTGTTGCTGCTATGCAGAGGACAGAGGCTGCAAGATATGAGGTGTATTGGGCAAAACAGTCTGGTGATGCCACTGCCATTGCCACAGCCCAGAAGAAACTGGAGGCAGCACAGGATCAGCAGGCAGTAGCCAGGAAAACAGCCCTGGCAGCTCAGACTGATTTCTACACTAAGAAAAAGATCCTGGAGGCTACTGCCACAAAACAGTCCACTGTTGCATCCAAGGCTGATACTGTTGCTAAGAACACACAAACTACTGCCACAACTATCCTGGCAGCAGCTACTGGTAAGGCTACACTTGCTATCAGAACACTCTGGGCAACTATCAAAGCAAATCCCCTGGGATGGTTGATTTCTCTTATCGGTATGGCAGTATCAGCTATCAGCCTATTCTCTGATAAGGAGGAGGAGGCTACTGAGGAAACTGTAAGCCTTGCTAATGCTACCAAAAAAGCCACTAATGAGTTCAATACTCAGGCTGCTAAGGTGGATGCCTTGCGCAAAGTTATGGAGGATAGTGAGGCCTCCTATGAGCAAAAGCAAAAGGCATATAAAGATCTCAAAGCAATTATCCCTGAGTATAATGCTGAGCTGTCAAAGGAGGGTAAGATCATCCGTGACAACAAAAAGGCTATTGATGACTACCTGGTTTCCCTTGAAAAGCAGATTAAGCTGAAAGCAGCACAGGAAGAACTGGAGGCAGCATACAGGAAAAAGAGGAAATTGGAAAATACCCAAAAAACTAACAAGGAAGAGCTGAAAAGGGCTGAGGTAGAAGAAGGTGAGCTTGCCATGCAAACAGGTGGTGTATATGGCAAAACGGAGGCCGATGATATTCGTGCAAATATCAAAAAGACAGATAAAGATCTAAAAGATGTTGGCAATACCATCAATGATCTTACCAAGGAGATCAATGCCTCATCAGTTGCCACTACCAAATCTACCACAGTCACTAAAAGCTATAGTGAGCAGGTAACAGAGACACAGGAAAAGATCGCTACTCTGAAAAAGGAGCTATCTGATATGAGATCTGGATCTGTTGTAAAGGATAACCTTGCAAATGCCATCCAGGAGAAAGAACGTGAATTAAAGGCTGCAGAAAGTGACCTGGCAGCTCTCACAGGAAAGAAAACACCTACTGGAGGATCTACTGTAGATAAAGATAATGAGCTTGCACAGAAACAGATCGAGGCACAGCGTAAGCTGGAGGAGGCCAGGATCCAGGTTATGGATGAGGGCTATGCTAAGCGTAAGGCAGCTTTGGATCTCCAGCACCAGGAGGCTCTGGATCGTATCGATAGGGAGGAGAAAGAGCTGGAGAAAGCCTACAAAAAGTCTGGTAAAGGTGGTGTTTCTGCCACTGAGAGAGCTGGCTTTGAGGAGAGGAGAAAGCTGGAAAACCAGGCTTACGATATTGAAAGCTCTAAGCTCTTTGATGGTGAGATCGAATATAAAAAGAAACAGTACCAGGCTTATTTCAACTGGGTAAAGAATGTAGGCCAGGATGTTGCCGATGCTCATTTCAAAACGCTCATTGCTGAGGGTACCAGCTTTACCTCATGGGTAAACAAGCAGATTGCTGAGCTGGAGGCTAAGCAGGCAGCTGGCAACCTTACCGATGGTGATGCAAATGCCCTGAATGCCCTAAAGCTCCAGAGGGATGAGATCGCTGGTAACAAGTCAGCTATGGATCTGTTTAAGGAGAGCCTTTCAAGGGCTGTGGGACAGGCTCAGACGCTGGCAGAAAAGCTACAGGCTGTAGCAGATCTGAAAGAACGTCTGGCACGTGGTGAGTTCCACCTGGGAGAGGATGATATGGCAGCAGCCTCACTGAGCCTGAATAACCAGGAATCAGATCTTAACAACCAGGTAGCCGATGAGGTGCTGAGTAACTATCGTACCTTTGAGGAGAAAAAGCTGTCTATCACACAGCAGTACCAGATCCTTAGGAATGAGGCTCTTAAACAGGGTAACACAAATGCCTTACAGGAGATCAACCGTGCAGAGGCTGAGGCTCTTTCTGCCCTCAATGCCCAGATGTTGATGCAGACAGACAGCTGGAGAAACCTCTTTAGCGATCTGGATAGCCTCACTGTTGAGCAGATTGAAAAGCTGATAAAGGACATCAGGGAAAGGATGAGCACAGCAGACCTGAAACTGAATCCATCAGATCTGAAAGCAGTACTGGATAAGCTGGATGAGGCAAAACAGAAAGTGCTCGACACCAACCCATTCAAGGCTCTGGGCACAGCTCTATCCAACGTGTTCAAGAAACAACAGAACGGATCAAAGAAAACTGCCAAACAGATCAAGACTGACTGGAAAGACCTGGGTAAGGCTACAGAGGCCTGTTTCTCTTTCGTGGATGATGCTATCAGCAGTTGCTCTGTCCTGGGTGATCTGATCGGTGAAAACGGTAAGGCTACCCTGGATATGATCAGTGGTGTAACGTCTGCTGGTATTGCTATGGCAGCAGCTATCAAGACAGCTGAAAAGGCCAGTGTTGTACTGGCTGCAATAAGCATTGCACTCCAGGCTATCCAGTGGATTGCCACCATATTCAACAATGATGATGATCTCCAGGAGGAGATTGATGGCTACCAGAGGCAGATTGATGGACTGTCAAGTGCTTTCAATAGGTTGCAAAACGTGATGTCACACACCTATTGGGAGTTTTCCGATGAGGAGGAGGCAGCATACCAGGCCAGGGTTAGGGCTGTTGAGAATCAGATTGCAGCACTGGAGAGAGAAAGGGCTGCTGCTGGAGCATGGGATTTCGCTTCTGTGGCAGCATACAATAAGCAGATCAAGGAACTCCAGTACACCCTGGAGAAAGTCAAGAATACTGGTGACGTGACAGATCTGTATGAGATCCAGAAACAGAACCTCAGGAACCAGCAGGAACTGATCAGGCAGCAGATTGAGGCTGAGAAAGACAAGAAAGATACTGACTGGGATCAGATTGCATCCTGGGAGGAAAAGATCAAGGATATTGACAGCCAGATTGATGATCTGGAAAGGCAGATGATCGAAATGCTTGCTGGTACCGATGTTAAGACTGCGCTCGATGAGTTTGCCGATGCTCTGGTAGAGGCTTACCTACAGGGTGAAAACTCTGCTGAGGCACTGGGTAAAAAGACTAAGGAGGTGCTGAAAAACGCTGTTGTAGAGGCTCTGAAAAGGAGATACCTGGCAAAGGCTATTGATGATGCCGTGAATTACCTGGGTGAATCCATGAAAGACGGTGCGCTGTCTGAATCGGAGCGTACACAGTTTACGTCTATGGTAAACCAGGCAGGCGATCTGTTTAACAAAGCCCTGGAGGGTGTTGGTGACTGGATCAAGGATATGGAGGAGGATGCAGATCCTCTTACTGGAGCCGTTCAAAGCATGAGTGAGGAAACAGGCGGTGTGATCGCTGGTAGGCTCAATGCTTTCATCATCAACCAGGGAGATCAGACAGCACAGCTGAAAGCTATCCTGATCTACCAGGCACAGATCAGCCAGAACACAGCAAACACTGTGGCAGAGCTGAAAGGTATAAAGACTGAATTACAGGCTATCAGGAACAGTGGTAGCTCATTACTTTCACAAGGTATAGCATGATTATGGAACAGAAAGAATTGGTAAACCAGCTTAGGACAGATGGCGCAATGAAAGGATTGTGCCAACTGTACCAGCTGAAACTGAAAGGCAGCAGGGATATTGAGGCTCTGGTAAAGCTATTTATCAAGGGTATTGATTTCTGTGTCAAAAACGACTATCCCACTCTGGAGTTTATGCGCCAGAATTTCAAGGGTAAGAGTGAGCCTTATGGCGGTTTTGTCGATGATGAGGTGGTGGTGGATAATCTGCCAAATGCCGTGCTCAATGGTGAGTGCAAGGGTAAGCTGAAATACACTGGCTACAGTGTTTCCAGGCTGATCCTCAGGCATACCTCTAAGGCTGCTGTCAATGTTGAGGATCATGCCTACCTGACTATAGACGCTTTCGATAACACACACCTCTATTTAGCTGTGGCTGGATCTAATGCAGAGGTAATTGTGAATGTGTATGGTGATGCCCAGGTTGATTGTGATGGATCTGGGATCAAGGTGGTAAACAAACACAAGAATAATTACTAACTGAGATTTACCAGGTTAATATAAATCAAGGTTGCCTTTGTTATTTCCGACATAGGCAACTTTTTTTGTAACATTTTACCATGATCACCGTTTATACTGATGGTGTAATAGTGCACCAACGACTAAATTATATCTATATGTACAAATTCTATTATGTGCCAGTTTTATTGCTGGCTTTTGTTTTGGGAGCTTGCTCCAATGATGAGAGTATTGAAACAGAAAGCTTTTCAGATGAAATTCAGGTAACATTTAAGGTATCAACCCTAACAGTTGAACATGAGGACATGGATAACCCACCAGCATCCAGGAGAGCAACCAGGGCAGCATCCAGCGGATCTGATATTAGTGATGTTATTCACAGTGTAGTATTCAATATCTACGATGCAAACAGCAAATATGTTACTACACTTGAATCTGGGTTTGATCCAGCAAACGAATCAGCTCCAGAGGGCTTTGGCACTTTCAAAGCACGTCTAAAACCAGGTACTTATTTCCTGTATGTGCTGGCAGAGGGAAAAGGAACAGGCCAGGCCTATTTCTTCAATTCAAAAACATTCATGGAAACTGGTAGTGGTAAGAACAATGGTAGGATCTGCAATACTGGAAATATCGAAACATATTACTATGGTGGAAAGATCACTGTTTCCAAGAATGATAATGAGATTGGTGTAAGCGTAAAAAGAATGAGTGCCTTATTAAAGGTGCAGATCAATGATGAAAAGCCAGAGAATGTAGGTAAGGTAACATATAGTTTCAAAGACTATCGAGACTGGTACAATATATATGCTGGCAATCTTACATATAATGAAGAAACAGTAACTGCCACACCAGGGTTTACCGAAAACCAGCTTGATTTGTATGAGTATTATTTCCCTATGGTCAAAGATGATGGAGAGTATAAAACCATCAAAATCACCATATATGATACTAACAACAACATCCTTATTGATAGGGATGTGAACTTTGCTATCTATCCAAACAAAAGAACTATTATCAGTGGTGATCTTTTTTCCATTCTGAATGAAAAGGATCTAACCATTACTGTTGATGATATATGGGCTGGTGATGTTAATGTAGAGCTATAAAATTCACTCAGTAAATATTATGTGTGTTTGGCAGACACAAACAGGTGTGTTTGCTGAACACATTTTACTGATTTTCAGCAAATTACATCAAAATTTATTTGGTAATTTCGGAGTAAAAACATACCTTTGCAACATCAATTTTTAAACAGTATAGTTATGGCAAAGGAACAATTACAGAAGAATGAGCACATTCCCTATGAGAATGAGCCTGAGAACTACAGCGAGTTAAGAAAGCAGATCCAGGATCTTATGGTAAAAGTAAACCAGTGCAAAAAAGAAACTGCAAAGATCCTCAGCAATGACATCCTGGCAGAGGAGTATAGTAATGATCATGTTGCTATCATATCGGATTTTAATAATGTGGTGTTATTCCTGGGTAAAGTACATGGTTTCTTACTTTCTGATGATGTAATACAGGACAAATTAAAGTAACTACGAATATGGATAATGTAAACTACACAGATCAGGCTATACAAGTCATAGATCCAAGATCAGAGAAACGAGAGAATGAAAATGGCAGCAGCTCAATTCACTTTCACCAGAATAACTATGTGCAGATCAATCTTATCAAGATAGATGGCCTTAGCTGCTCTATGAGCGATCAAGATATACATGAGTTAGAACTTCATCATAAACTCCAGAAACTTGAAGAAATGAGACTTGAAAAGAGCAAAAGGAGAATTGAAGAAATGGAGGATCGTATCAAGCAATTAGAAATTGATTTAGCCTGAATAGGTGCTTAATGCAACACTACTTTTCAAAACCATATTTGGGAATTGGGATGAGGGGGCTGTGAAGTTCTCTCATCTTTTTTTGGTGTTCTGAAAAATAATATATACCTTTGCAACATCTTACTACGATCTCCACGTAAAAGAGAGCTCTCTGAGCCCAGGGTGTAAGTCTATGGTTTTTACTGAGGACTGTCACACACTCACTTGAAAAGGGGAGAAAGACGGCTGTGATCTCTCTCCCCTTTTAATATAAAAAAGGTATAGGTTGTATCGGTCAGTTAGCACTATTTTTCAAATAATTTGTTACTGATTTGTTACTTTAAAAACCACAAAATATTGTATACACCTGAAAATCAAGCAGATAACACAAACACTCCACACTTTGCGTGGGAAAGTGATTTTTTGCAAAGAAAAGCATACTATCAGCAAATATGGCTCGTAAATCGCATGATTTCAAGCATTTAAAATTTCGTCTATTTTTGCAGATTTTTGATTTTTAACTTCGATATTTGCAGATTATCACCCATATTGTCCCCCAGCTGTCCCCCGAGATAGTCGAAAATAGCCGAGGGACAAAAAATATCTCAATTAAGGTGTAAATATCTGCATATTAATGACTTATAATTTGCTTATCAATTAATGGAACATGCACTTTTGCTGTAGGATAGTTGCCTTTTTTTATCATATCGACAAAATCTGCTTTTGAGGTACCATTCTTATTGGAATAATAATGAATATGAGGAACGGAACCTTGTATACCAGGCTCTTTTCCTTTTAATCCTTGGAAAGTTCTTATAAATGCATGCCATTGTATTCCATTATCCAACATTTGAACATAAATAACTTTGGATTCATTAATCAAAGCCCTTAACTGTCCTTCAGACAACGATTCCCCTCCAACTTTATGCAAAACATCATTATCATCAACATAAGCAAAATTTGGCGCAGGAGAAAAGTTCCGTGGCTACCCCCCCATACCGGACTAACCGAAGATCATGCACAAACGATACATGAAGAAAGGAATGTCCGAGATGCCATGTAGCTGAGCTCTAAATCCCTTTAATTTAGAATTTAGAGACTCCGCAGATGCGTTAGTGGATCTGTTGATGAAGTAATTCGGGATTGATTAAAAATTATGTTGACCGACAAAGGTGATTGTTCAAGCAATGCAAGAAGTCATTAAGAAATACTACCCGAAGGTGTGGAGATTTCTTAATGAACCGAAGGCTTGTTCTTGCATGGTCGCAAGAATAATCATGTACCTTTGCAACAGAATTTTATCAATCCCATGAAGTAGAAACTATTATAGGAATCAGATTTGCACTGCAAAACTTGCAAATTCAGTTAAAACAGCTATCACACATTTCATTTTTCGCATAAAAATGAATGAATTACAAGAATAATTAGTAACTTTGCAACTGACAATATATTGGCAACAAGTATAAGTTTAAATGTTTTATGGATAATATATTATCACTATTAAACAACTATACACTTGACAATGCAGACGACATTGCCAAGGCTTTGGCAGATGACTTCCGTAAACGTCGTATCGAGAAGAATCTGACACGTGAACAGGTGGCAGAGAAGTCTGGGGTGGCGTTAAGTAACATCATCAGATTTGAGCAGAAAGGGCTCATTTCCCTTAAGAACCTTATCTGCCTCGCAATGTCTATGGACTATACATCAGAAGTAAAAAGCATCTTTGCTGAGCCGAAGTATTCCACCATGGAAGAACTGACTCAAATCCGTAAAAACAAAGGTAAGACTAGAGCCTACAAGACTCAAAAATAAAATATAGAAATC